TGGCATCAATTGTGGTCGTACCATTTAGTGTTCCAATGTTGGCAAACTTTTCTCTAATGATACTTAGGTTGGCATTAATAATGTAATTGCCATTAACAGTTAGGTTGCTGGTAAAGTCAGAACCACCACCGCCACCACCTGTTGAATATGCTGTACCATTTGCCCAGAACACACCATTGGTTGTAATAACATTTGCAGCAGTTATTGTACTTCCTGACTTGTAGAAAGTGGTGTTGGCATAAGTCTGGAATGCACCAATGTTGGCGTTAGTACTTGCATTACCCAAGAACAATGTACCAACGTTGGCTTGTATATCAACTATGGTACTACTTTGTGCCAGTGATCCTGAGTATGTTGGCAAGAAGGCAGCTACCTGTGTATTACCATATCCACTACCACCACCTGTGTAAGCAGTAGTTTGTACCGTATTGTCTGGAAAGGTTACACCAATATTACTAAATTCATAAATGTTTGGACTGGCACCATTAGTAGTTACTACATACACATTGCCCCAACCTGCTTGTTGATAAACATCATAACCTTGAATAGCGACATTGGTCTGGAAGTCAGAGCTCATACCTGGTGTTAATATACCATTGACAGTTCTGTCTGGATAATTACTTGATGGATTTCCACCAAATTGGTATGCAACTGCGCCAGAATCTATAGCAGGATCAACGGTACTTGAACTTATTCCTAATAGAGGTCCTGAAAAATCCTTTATTGGCACTACTAGTACCACGATTGTTTCGCTGTGTAGTAGGCATAGTAGTACTAGTCCAAGTCCAACTGTTGGCAGTATCATCTGCAAATCGCATATAAAGAGCTGAACTTAATGCAGATCCACTTAAAGATAAACCATTAGAATTACCTGTGTTATTAAAAGAACCAATAGAAGTGGATTCAGAAGTATTAGTTGTCCATGTAGGAACTACACCAGCACCAGCACTTGTAAGAACTTGACCAGAAGTACCTGCTGTATTATTTGGCATTAAAGCACCACTAAATCTAATATTACCAGTAACATCTAATTTCTCTGTTGGAGCAATATTAGCAATACCTACATTACCTGTAGAATCAATCATTGCTCTTTGAAGATTATTTGTTCTAAATCTAAGACTGACATTATTGGTTGATCCTAAAAACTGTGTTCCTGCTATTATAGAATTACCTGTTAGTTGCCAAGAGTTTTCTGACAATCCTGCTAAATCAATCCAACCAGTATTGGTATTTGCACCAGTTTTTTTGAAATAAAAACCACCATCTGTTCCAAAAGCAACATCACCCACCCTACCCGTAATAAGAGAGTTGGGTGTGGCGTTTGTTAAAAAGAGTTTGGCGCTGTCAGTTGTGGTTTGCCATTTTTGTAATGCTACTGTATTTGCAGCATTGGAATTTACCTGCAATGTTACTCCTAAAGGAAGAGTTGTTCCTGCTGTTGGCCCTACTTGTAAGGCATTGGATCGAATGGCAAAAGCACTTGATGTACCAATATAAGCCATATTTATATCAGACCTCGCACCAAAAAAAGCAGTTGTAGATCCAGCACCTACAGAAATATGCCCTCTTGCAGTTAGATTAGTTGATGTGTTTGCTGTAGAAGTAAAATAAGTTCCAAAACCGCCTTCTATGTTATTAGTATAAAAATAGGTTTCAGACGACTGTGCTAAATTACCAAAAAAATTCTGATTGTATGTCGGTTGGGCAATGTGTGAAAAAAAGTTTCTTCCTGTATAATTCGTCATAACATACTGCCTGTATCCGTCAATAGAAAATATACTTGTCGCCTTTCTGGGCGCTGTTGATGTATTGCCCCATACCAGGGTATTTTGTGTCGAGTCAAGCGTAATATTCAGGCTTGTACTTGGCCCCGCCAACAAACTAACCACAGAGCGGCGAGTTCCGTTCATTATTCCTTGTACCGTAAAGTAATCTAAAAGAGTCGTGTCTCTTAGCCTGAAGTGGTCAACGGTATGGAAAAAGTCTATATAATTTGCAGATGTTCCTGATTCTGTAATTACATACGACGACAATCTACGTTGTGTATTAGAGTAGGAAGGCATATATATCTCATGCTTTTCTATCCAGCGCGGATATACTGTTGGGGCTGAAGGTCTATAATTACTTTCCCACGACTCACCAACTATGGGTTTTCCTGCCTCAAATTTCGCCCCATTTGGATTCATATTAAATCCAAATGAAAAAACACTATTAGGATCATTACTTGTCTGAACTTGACTGTTCATTCCAAAGTAAATTGGAGTAACCTGCGAACCATGCCTAATTGGTTGTGCTTGCATGAATATTTTAGAGTTGCTTATAGTAGTGTCTCTAAATTTGAACTTCAAAATTGCATTATTATCTGTACTGTCTCCCGAAAATTGAGCGAATACCCTACCATCGTTTGACCCGATTTTAAGCGAGTTGTTGTTGGTAGGTATATATCTTTGCGACGTAAGTTGTGCTGTTGTTGTACCCAAAACGTTTCCTAACTGAATATTAGTGCCATCCGAAGATACTCCATTATTAGCATTAGCATTATCTCTACTAAACAACAATCCGGCATTAATAAGAAAATCACCGTTACTTGCTACTTTACCCAAAGGTCTAATATTAGTAGTAGGTTTAGTAGTAGTAAAACCAGTATTAGCAGTTTGATCTACATAGTAAGAAGTATTAGGTGTAGCACCAGAACCTTTTCTTACACCACAATATTGTATAATTGCTCTAGGGCCAGTAATAACATCAGTAACCACACCATCTGGAATTAGATTGGGTGTAGCATGATTATATAAATGTTCCCATACACCACTTGAATTTCTAACTAAAGGAGAACCAGTAGTTACAGAACCACCAGATTGCACAGTAATTAAAGATACAGTTACAGTATCAACACATTCTTTTGGCCCATAATTAAATGGATACCATTTAACACCATCAGATGCCCATAGTTCACCAGTTGTACCATTTCTCCATGTCTCACCACCATTAAGATTAGCAGGAGCAGAAGGTGGTACAGCGACACCAGCAGATATAAAATCTGTAATAGATAGTCCACCACCAGTAATCTCATCAATTAACTGTGCTTGTCTATTCATTATCATTGATCTTAAATCATCTCTAAGACCAGAGATATAAACGGGAAGCGTATAGTTATTAGTAGGTCTAAGTATTGCTGCTTGACCAGTAGGAATACTGACACCAGCATCTAAAGGATCATTAGCAACCAAAGTTACTGTCGGCCCTACTACTGATGTAATAGAAGTTACCGCTAATACATAAACATCAGAACCATCAATAACATAAATAGAATCATTAATTGCTACATCTGAACCAGTAAATCTGGAAAGATCATCAGAAACAATACCTACTATATTATATGGATCACCACCAGTAGCAGATGTAATTTGAAATCTGGCAGCAAAGTTAAGATGAGGTGTTTGTGCCTGTAAAGTAAATACAGACAATAAACATAAAATTAGAATTTTTATTTTTGCGTCCATGTGAATTTTATATAAATTTGAGCAGTGATATTATTAAGACGTGCTGACATACTACCATGACTTGTAAGTACAAAATCACCAAACAATGTAGGTGGAGTATTATCAGTATCTTGTTGATCTCCAATATCGCCAAAGTTTACAACAGTAGGAGTAGCACTGTTTACAGTATATTTAGTAGTGGTTGGATAAGCATCTAATTTATTAGTGCCAGTACCAACAAAATCATATCTAATAGAACTGGAACCAGATACTTCTGCTACATTAAGATTATCAACAACTTCAATTAATTTAATAGTACCACCAGTTACAACAAGAGTTGCAGAACCAGCAACAGGTTTACTAAATGTAACTACAGGAGTGCCTGTAAGAACAATATAAGTAACCCTTGCAGTACCAGAAGTGGCAGTAACAAAAGATGAACCACCACCTCCACCGGGAATAGTAACTGTTAAAGTACCAGCAGATTCAGCAGCAGTTACACCTGCACCTACAAAATTTACAGTAGATACGCCACCAGCAGTACCTTGAGTTACACCTTCTTCTTGCCAAGCAATATCTTGCTGTTTGTCAGTATCTAATTCATTAAGTGCTGTTTGTACAGTAGTTGCAGCAATTGTTCCAGCAGGAGTATTTGCTACATCAGCACCAGTAATTGCTAATAGTGTTTTTGCTTGTGCAGCAGTCATATCTGTAACTGTTGCAGGAGCACCAGTTGGATTACCTTTAAAAGTAGATGCTGCAACAGAAGCCAGTTTAGCATTTGTTACAACACCGTCTGTAATTGTAGTAGCATTACTACCTTGTGCAGCAGTTACATGACCGGTTAATGCTGCTCTTGTTAAAAGAGGTGTAGCATCAACATATACCAAGGTGGCATCAATCATTGCTCCAACAGCATCTTGAGCCTCTTCATTTGTATAAGAACCACCACCAGTTGCATTAAGTGTAGCACCACTCATAGAAAGATTAGTACCTAAAACAATAGGAGCAATATTACCTGTTGACCCCATACCTACAAGTTGAGATGCTGCAAGAGCCATGTCAACAGGATCACCAGCAGCAGCATTATTTCTAACCTTGATGGTATTTGCTGCCATATCTGCTAACTTAGCATTTGTTACAGCATTATTAGCAATAACAGTTGCACCATCACCAGTAGAAGTTACTTCACCTGTATGATTAGGGTGAGTATAATTTGCAAGATTATCTAATTTAACCTTATCTGTAGATGTTAAAACACCTGCCGTAGAACTTGTTGCAGCAGGTAATGTTACATCAGTACCAGTATCAATATTGACACCAACAGTATTAGCACCAACAGTACCTAATGATAAGTTACCAGAACCCGGAGAACCACCTCCACCAGTATCCAAATCACCAGCATCAATCCATTCTTGGATCAATTCCATTACATCTGTCCCCTCATTAGATCCTGAACCACCAGCAACAACATTAGGGCCAAACTGACTTGTAACTTTTGATTTCCCAATATTATCGGGAATTATTAATTTTTTTGCCATTTGTGTAAATTAAAAATTCCAGACACAGGAATTAACCTATGTCTGGAATATGAAATGTTTTTTATAAATTAAGACAAATAAGTACCACCTGCAACAGCATCACCAAGAACTTGGAAGTTAGTTCCAGTAGTTCTCGCATGTTCTAACCATGCAGAAAGAATGGCTTCAACAGAAGCAACAGTTACAGCAGAAGCAGTACCAGTACCAGCATCATTAGAAGTAGATACAGGAACAGGAGTGTTACTTGCAGCAATTCTAGTAATAACGTTGTTTACATTCACAGTGAAACTCGAAAGAATTTCAGCAGGGAACAACAATGTGGCTTTTTTAGGACTAGTTACGATAGGATTAGTAAGAGTATATTCAGTATCAAAGTATTCGATGATATAAGAAGTATAGTTCTTAGCAGGATTTACATAACTTTTACCAAGTGCAAACCAGTCACCATGAGGTTGTGCTTGCATAGTATGTGTAGACAATCTTGCTCTATTGTCATCCTCAATTACCCATTTAGCACCAGTATTCTGTGGCTCAACAGGATTAGCAATTGTTACTGTTGGATCAACCCCAGTATTAAATCCCTTAGCAGGATTAGGAATAACTTTAGTGTAAGTCTGACTTACATTGTCATAAACAGCAGCCGTTCTACTTGGTAAACCAACAATAATAAGAGCATCAATTTTAGCAGCAGCACCAGCCGTACTCAAATTAACATTCTCAATAGTAGAAGTTGCTGTAAGTGCAGCATTGTCTTGTACAAGTCTTGCTAAAGCAGAAACCATTGGTACAGAACTTGTAATCGTTTGAGCAACACCATTAATGGTTTGGAACGTAAGAACAGTAGTAGGAGTAACTGTGCCAATTACTTGACCAGCACCACCACCAACTTTAACACCAAATACTACATAATCTTGCTTACCTCTTAAACCATTATTAGTAACAGCTCTAGATTGACTATTTAAATCAGAAAGAACGTTAGATAATACATAGTCCAAAGCGTTGGTAACACCAGCAGTAGTATAGTTAATAGCAGGAGAACTGCCATAAACGATAGCATCATTCATTGTACTATACTCTTTATCCAATCTAGTGGAATCAAGTTTTAAGTACATCAAATACTCTACATCATTTGCAGGAGTAGGAAAGGCGGTAACTGCGGCAGCACCTAAAGTACCGGGAACCCATTTTTTAACAGCAACACTTTTGATTTGATTTTTGCGAATGGTGCCTGTCTCAATGTGAGATTTATCACCAACTTCCCAAATGTCAGCGTTTAATGTGTTTGCTGAAGCAGGAGTACCTTGTACAATTCTAATTGCTTGTACTTCATTGGAATCATCACCTGCTAAAAGGTAATCACCAATTGGTTGAACAGCACTGTTAGGATCATAAGACATTACACCCAATGCTCCATTAGCAATATTTACAGAATTACCTGCTGTTTGAAATGATCCTACAGCAAGTGCTTGGTCGCCTGTAGCAACCAAGATTACTTCCATAGGAAGTTTGTTAGATTTTTTAATCATAATTATATTTTAGATAATAGACCTTCTTTTTGAAGGTTAAGTTTTTGCCCATCCTCTAGTACTCTTGCTAAATGCTGAATAGCCATATCAACTAATATATAGTGATGCTGTTCAGGTAAATCAGAGTTTACTATTGGATCGCCCGTATTAGGGGCTGTTAAATCTCCTTGTAAATATTCTAAAGAATCATATCCTCCAGAATAAACTTTTACAGGATTAGATAAATATTCAATAACTACAGAAGTTATAATATAATCAGTATATAAATATAAACCATCTTGTTTAAATGTTCCTAAACATCTTTTCCATTTTAAACTTGGTTTTTGATTACTATCAAGTAACATTTTATCCAAGTCATTATGTCTTACTATTGTAATTGGAATTTGTTGAGGACAACCAGTGGCAATAACCCAACCTCTTAAAAAGTGTCTATAAGAAGGAGTTAAAGTTGTAGAGGCTTTATATACATTAGTTCTAACTAACGTAGGAGATATTGATTTTTCTGGAACAACTAATGTAGAAAGCATATCAACTCTTTGTTGAGTTACCTCAAACCCAAGTTTATACTCTTTAGTATTATTTCCAGAGTAAAATATTTCAACATAATCGTCCGATGCCTTATTAATAACATCGTCAATTTGTGCCGGTAATAAATCCGGCTTGTGATTTGAATTAAGTTTGTTATAACCAACCTTAATTTCATAGTGCATTCTGGAAATAACCATAGTTTAATTATTCAATCCAAGCACCTTTATTAGAAACCTCTTTAACAAGATCTTCATAAAAGTTTTGGACATTTTCTTCAGAATTATAAGTGTTGTATTCTGTAACCAAGAAACTAATAAATGCTTGTTCAGATGACCATTTATATTTAGTATGATTATCAGATTTGCTATACCAGTATAAGTTACCATCTCTGATACCTAATACGCCAAACGCTAAACCTTGACCAACTAAATACTTACATTCAAATAATGCTTTTGTTTCTGGAGATTTAAGTAAATCAGATACTTCCATGAATCTATCAATGTTTTTCATCTGATCTCTACCATCACCAATATAATTATTAAGAGCAATCTTAACTTGATCTATTGTGGTCTTACCTTTAACAATAGGCTTATGGTCTACAGTAGTACATAATGTTGCTACTTGATATGCTTTATAAGCAGTAGATTTTCTAAGCAATTCATATTTAACATTACCAGCATCATCAATAATATCCTGTTTTCTCATTTTCTCCATTTCTGCTTCATTTTCTTCAGAAATGTAATACTGATGTACTACAGGATTAACATCTTTTTTACTTAGTGCAATCTTAGGATGATTCCTAATCAATTGAATTGCCATTGCACCTCTTGGTGTTTCATCAGTAAATCTATTAGCACCATCATATAAAGTAATACTAAATCTATCAATAAAGGTAGTATCCTTAATGTCTGCTTTAGATTTACCTAAAGATTTAAAAATAGAATTAACAGGATTAAAAGCAGATGTATAAAATCCCGGAACTTGATTATGCAAAATTTCATAATAAGACTGCTTAGTAATTTCGGAATATGTTATAATCTTTTCTAATTCTGGTCGCCATTCAATTGGAAGATTATATTCATTCATTAATGAATTAACATCACCATCTTGAAAAGGATTTTTTATACGCTCATCTAAACCAGTTAAATACTTATTCTGTGAATAAGAAGGTTGAAATGCGTAAACTGCTTCAGTACCAGTTTCACGAGTTTTTTTCATCGCTCTGGTCTGAATTAATTGTTGTGTTTTTGGGTCAATAAAAGAGTAAATTTGACGATCTCTTCCTTGGCTAGCCACTCTTTCAACAGGGCTAACAAATAGTATAGTTGTACTTTTCATGTAAACTTTATTTCTTTAAATAGAAATAGTAAGGACAGAACTCAATCTATCCTTACTATTTTAGTTTTTTAATTTAATTATGCGGCAGGATTAAATTCGATTCTTCCGATGCGAGAAGTATCCCATACATTCAAGCTTCCTGAGAGCGCGCGATAAACACCAAGTTCCTTACCATTACCATAAACATTTCCACCAGATACTTCAGCACCAGTTTCAAAGTTATAAACATTGGATACAGTATAGAACTCTTCAACACCATCTTGCATAACCATACAAATGTTGTTTTTCATACCTGCATTACCCGGAGTTTGATCTGTAACACCAAAGTCAAAGATGTCCATAGAATAAGATTCCAAAGTACGGTTAGCACCCGGAGCCAATTCAGGGAACAACTGACGGTTGTCTTTCATTGGATCATAAACAAGAGTAATAGTTGTGCCGTTGTTACCTTTGAACTTGGTAAACTGACCACCATATTCAAGTTCATTTTCATGAACTCCCATAGGATCATTACGTTTAGCAGCAAGCAAAGTATCAATAGTAACGATAGAACTAAATTCAGTAAAGATCAAACGACTCAAGAAGTCAATTCCACCTTCACCAGTAGCAATCTTAATTTCACGATCTTTAAAACCTTTACGAGTAATAAAGATGTTATTCAAGAACTCTTGAATATCAGAAAGACTTAAGTTACCATTATGTTCCATGTAATGACCATCTCTAACCAATTGTCTCCAACCAGCAGGGATTTTGATAGTACGTCCAGAATCAGGATCAACTGTTTTTTGAAGTCTACCCCATTCCATAGCATACTCTCTGTCCATCATAGTACGTTCTTCCAAACGTGCTTCAATGTTAGTAATAAAAGTACCAACTTGAATTTTCTTACCAGTCATTTTATCACGCAAATCTGCTTGATAAACATAACCGCTAGAAATAGCAGCACCTTTCATTGCTTTACCACCAACAGAATAACTAGCAGTTTCAGGTAAACCTCTACCTTCTTTTCTGGCAGCAATTTCAGTACGAATAAACTTATCAGTAAATTCAGCTTTGTTACCATAGTTAGCAACCCAGTTCTGAAGTTTGTACATCTCACCATATTGGTCAGGTGCATACTTAGTATTAAGTTCATCAGAAGTGAAAGATGTAACACGAACAGCAGTCATACCCGGCTGAAGCAAGCTAACAGGAATAAACGAGTTAACATCACCATCCTGCATTTCTACAAGATATTCATAAGAGTTAGCCGAACGCATAGTAGGTTGACCAATGATTCTAAGCAATGGAGCATTACTAGAAGCAAGTTTAATAACAGCAGGTTCATGCAACCAATCTCTGTCAATAGCAATTCTAAATTGTAAACCACCTTTACCCGGTGTGGATGCAGGATCAACTAACAATTCAGTGAAACGGAATTCAACATCCGTGTCACCCATTGCATACCAAGTATAGTCATCAGTACCTCCAGGAAGTACATAAACATTCTTGTTAGCAATTGTGTAATAAGTAAATTTCTTATTAATAAGGTCTGAACCAATTTCAGACGAAAACAATCTGGCGGTCATAACGCCAAAATCATAAGGTTTGTAACTACGAAACATCGTAGCATGAGTCAAGGAATCAAAATATGATCCACCCCATGCTTTTCTGTCATGTGTTACCAGTGCAGTATTTCTAATCATTTTATATAAGTGTTCTCTTTAAAGAGTTTTTAATCAACTGTAAATTCAAATCTATTAGGATTTGAAAGGACTTTACTAACAGTAGTACTTGAAGTTTTTGTTCCAGCAGAATTTTGTCCAGATTTATTTAATGCTGCTTGAATAGTACTTACCGCTTTAGTAGTACCTTGTTTTTCAAAATCAGACAAATCAAATTCTTCACCATTAAATTTAGTAAGTAAATCCATTAGTTGAACCACGGCTTTAGGTTTAGCATAAATATTACTTAATACCTTATTAGCGTTGTTCAATGTTTTTTGAATATCTTCTGTCTTTCTCTTACTATAATTCAATGCTTTTAATTCTTCATTAATAGCAGAATAATATTGTCTTTCAGATTGTTTATTCTGTTCTGTCTGTGCTTTCTTACTTTCAATTAGTTTTTGAGTTTTAGTATTTTCTTCTGCTAATAGTTTGTTAGCCTCAACTAACAATTCACCCTCATCTTCAAGTTCATTAAGTTGTGCTTCAATAGCACTCCTTTTATATCCTTGTTTCTTAAGTGTTTCAGCAAGATAATTACGAGCCTCATCTTCTAACTCAAAAGAAGTTCTATTTTCTTCTTCCCAAGCCTTGACAAAATTAATAATTTCTTCTTTTGTAATATTCGAGCCACCAGCAGAAATAAACTGTAGTACGGCTCTACCTTGTTCTGGAAGTTCCAATAATGCTTGATTAAGCAATTTAGTAGGAACTTCTTCCATGCGTTCTTCTAAAGAAACAAAGGTACCATCAAAAGATTCATCAGGCTCCAATATTCCAAGTTCAACATACTTTTCATATGTTGCTTGTGCTAATGGATCTTTACCATCTGTTTGTTCAGTATCTTGTTCTTGGGAATCTTCTTGAGTATCATCTAATTCTAAATCATCCTGATCCTCAACTTCTGTATCTTGTTGTTCAATTTCATCTTGAACAGGGAGATTTGGTTCATCATCCAAATCAAAACTAAAGTTTTCTAATTTATTCATAATGCAAAGTTATATATATAATTAGTTATAGAGTGATTTTCATTTCAAAAGTTCAAAAAGAAAATTACGTCTATAACCATATTATCAAACTAATTTATTTACTAGATGTTGGTTTATTAGCCTTAATCCTGTCTATTGACAATTTTTCTTCTTTTAACCTAACATCTTCTTTTTGTTTCTTAATTTCTAAATCAAGTTTCTTAGATTTAAGATCATGATCCATTAATTCAATTACATCAGGAGTTCCATCATTATCAACATCAGAATTTTCAGCAAAACCTAAAGCAGAAATAGTTGCTTTCTGAATTTCAGTAACTCTACGTTCTGTTTCTTTAATAAGAGCCAATTCAACCTGTGCTTTCTGAATATCTTCTCTGTTCTCAATTTCTCTTTCTAACATTTGTGCTTGAGCATCTTGTTGTGCTTTTTGCATTTCCATCGCACGTTGGTGAATCTTGTTTTCCTGAATCATTATTCTTTTATGAATTTCGGCTGGACTAGCACCCATCACAATATCCATTAAAATCTGACTAACAGCAGAAACACCTTCTCCTGCATTTTGAGCAAAAGCCTGAACTTGTTGCATCATTAAATCAGCATACTTCTGATTAACAGTACTATTCGTAAGTAATAATCCAATATCAGCATGACTCAAATGTTTAGGAGTAACCTTTAATACTTGTTGAGTATTATCGGGTAACCAAAACTGAAATGATAAATCTTTAAGATTATGTACTTCAAATTGAGTCTGACAAAATGTTCTAAAGTTAATCAACCAATCATTAACAGCAGCCTTCCATATCTGACTGTGCATAAAGAAATATGGTTCGGTAATAGCATAAGATTGTGTAATTGCTTGTTGATTATCTGATACATTAGAACCTGATTGAAAATTAGATTCTCTCTGTGGAGATATACCCATAGCCATAGATATTTCTCTCTTAACTAACTCTAAAAGTTGTTGAAGATTCATTAACTCAATAGCAGTACCAATCATATGACTAGATGATCCCGGACTTCTAGTAGAAGGTGGTAACCCACCTAAAGTAGTTTGAGAACCAGCATAGAAGTTTCTATTGGTTTTCTTAAGAGTTGCTAACCAAGATGCTACTTTATCTCTAATCTCATTACCATACAAGTCTTGACCTAATTGATCTGGAATTTGCTCTACATCAATATCCTGAATAAATCCTTGATACTTACTTAACTCTTTATTTTGTACATGCTTAATATACAAATACTGGAAATAAGGTTGTAAAGCATGTTGGATTAGAGATACTGAATGAGTATTTCTAGCATTAAATATAGCACCAAAAGTACTTAATGTAAACGTAGAATATGGATCTTCAACATTAGTATATTGATAAGGAACCTCTCTAAATACAGGATAAACAGAACCACCTAATCTAACAATCTCATATTTCCTAGGAATCCAGATTCTTTCAGCAGTAAACTCTTTACCTAAAGTTTTATCAAACCAAGTATAAAAAGTAGTCTCAATATCAAATCTATTTAATTTCTTTTCTTTCTTAGCAGTCTTGGGAATTTTAAAATCAGATGAAAGGGGAATGATTACTTGTTTATTATAATCATCTCTATAAGATAGAAAGATTAATTCTTTAAAAGCCTTAAACTCAAAATGAGTTTCCCATACCAAATCAGTATAAGCCCTTAAAGCATTTAACGGGCTTTGATTTAAACCTTTAGTCTTATCATTACTGATATTCTGATTTAATTGAGCCATTTGCATCTGCTTAATAGAATGATCCCACACAGATTCAGCAGATCCTCCCATTACATTATGTTTATGACTTAAACCTTTAGTAATAGAAACACCTAATAAATTAATCTGTTCTTCTGTTAAATCATACATCTCAATAGCCTCTGTAATAGTAATAGCCTTAGTATGCCATACCCAATCAGAATGCTGAACATATCTCTCATTAGGATTTTTATGAAAACCAGTAGTTAAAGGATTTCTAACCTCTAAATAAGGTTTACCATATCTCCATCCAGAATAAATAAATTCCCTATCAGTAACAACAACATCCTCAAAAGAATCTGCCTTTTTAGATTGTAAATCTTGATTATATTCACAATACCTAATAGCAGTATTATAGAATATTTCAGAATCAGACATAAAATTAGTTGTTACTAAATCTTCAGGCTCATTCTTTGTTCTTAAATCTGCTGTAAACTTTTCAATTTCTTCAGGAGACATTCCTTGCATTTGTAATTCCATCTTTTGAATATCAATAGCAGTCTTTTCATCAACAGACTCTTTAATAGCATTCAAAAGTTGTTCATCCTTTTCTTTAATTGCTTTGGATGATAAAAGCATAACATGGTATGTGTCTCTCCTTGATAACATTTCACCTTTTAAAATATTAACCTTATTCCTTAATTCAGGATAAGGTAATACTTCTTCCTCAATTTCTCCTGTATTAACTCCTAATGGATTACAGAATGCTTGTAGTTGACTTCTAAAACCAGATAAATCATTATTCACAACTTTGTATGAATTACTCATTACCTCATAATCTTCATGATAAGGTAACTGAAAAGGAATATAATGGTTTATCATTTCTTTAAACCATTCACCTTCCTTCTCAAACTTTTGAGATTCTGGTATTTTTAATTTAATTTTAATCATGTAGTGTATAACTTGTATTTATTAAAAGTTCTGCTAAAGCAAAACTATTTTCAAGCGCCTTAATTAATACTAAAGAAGGATCAACTAAATTAGTATCATATTGTCTTGTCCTTACATTATAAGGAATTAATTCTTTAGGTGCTGTTAATCTAGCATTCCCAAGAATTGTAAAATATGGTGATTTCAAAATATCTCTAAACCAATCTTCACACTCAAGGTCTAATTTCATTAATGAAATACCCTGACCTTCAACATAACCCTCAACTAATGCAGATTTACAAGCACCTACAGCATCCTCAATTCTATCATACTCTTCATCAGCAGTCTTTCTTGTAACTCCACCAACATATATAATAGCAGCAGTCTGATTAAGTCTATGAATTCTTTTCTGATAATCTATAACAACAAAATCTTCTACCTCAACTTCCATTCTAGAAGTTAATTGCTTAACTCTATTCCTAATTTTCTTTTTATCGGGATTATTATAAACAGTGAAATCCATTGGAGTAATAGTAATCTTATTAGCAGAATTACCATTTAAGAATGCTTTTAAATCTTTAATATTCTCACTAACGGAATAACCATATCCCGGAAGTTTTAATAAACAGATTTGAAAGTTCTTATTAATCTTATTGAACAATGCCCATCTAATAAATCCATCAGAATAATCAGGCGCTAAAATAACTAAAGGTATCTTTTTCTCATTATAATAATCTGCAACTTTTTGAAATTCTTCAGTATCACTTAATACTTCATCAAAAACATGAATCTCTGGTTTTTCAAATGAACAGTTACCATTCTCCTGATTAGAGAATCCATTATTAATAAGACCAGAATCAAAAGTTAAACCATTTGTAATTTCAGGATAAGTCTTATTAAGATTCTCTGAATGCTCTACAGATATAGAAGCATTAAACCCTGTCTTTCTATAAACAGATTCAATTAACCTAGCAATACTTTCAGACTTACAAGAAGTTAATGCAATCTTATAAATTTCTTCATAAGATTCAACCTTAACAGATTGTTCTTTAATCTTCTCAATAACTTCCTGTACCTTAGATTTAGTATAGTCTAAAACATCATTAACAGGTCTTTCTTTAATTTCTTCAAATAACCTTTGAACAAATTCATTAACAAATAGACTAGTAAGTGTAGTTCCGATCTCCACATTGTAATACTGTATTATTAGCAGCATTAATCAATAGTTGAGCGCCAGCATCTTTCTCTTTATTTGTAAATTTAATTTTCTTTGCTACAGAAACACCGTCTTTTGTAAAATGTAAATCACCATTCTCAAAGATCAATACATTTTTACCTGTACCACCCATAGTAGATGTTATAATTTTTGCTGCTTCCTTAATACCCTCAAGGACATTATTAATACTATCTGTATTATTCTCTAATCGTGTGTTCATATCTTTTTTTAAATTCTTCAAACCTATCTTGTTTAAAGATGTTTACATTCATTGACAATCCTGCCAATGGATTATGTTTATTCTTTTTTTGATATTCTGATTCAACAATATGCTGTAATTCCTTTAATGCTAAAGGATATATAATAACAGAAGATACAGCATCAAAGTTAGATCCCGGCTCTAAATTAAATTGAATAGCCTGCCTAACAAAAAATATATCTGGAATAGTTTCTACTACCCTCTTATCATCATAACAGTGGCTTAATAACCATTCTGATGTATCATCTATCATTTCAATCTTATCTGTTCTTGAATTAACTCGAACACCATAATTCTGAACTTTCTTAGCATATATATTAGAACCCTTTTCTTTAGTAGGCTCTAATGCTAATAAATATAATTTATTCTTCTTTAAGAAATAACCCTTTACAGAATCACCCCTATTAGCCTCATACCAGAATGATCTAGGACAGTTACCATAATACTGTATTAACTTTTCACAAGTTTCATAGAACCTATCCTTACCCTCTGATGGTTTACCTACATAAGAACAAACCATTGTCTGTTTAATTCCTTCCTTCCAATACTTTGGATTTAAAAATCCATAAAAAGCGCCTACCGATCCACCTTCATCTATATTGTCAGAAACATAAGGATCTAAAGTAAATAGATACATATCAGATGGAATACTAGATTTTATAGTCTCTGGTTCATGAAATATTAAAGGACATCCCTTAATAGAACTCATAGACCTATCAAATGGAAACTCATAAAAAGGTTCATCATCTTGATTAACTTCTACCTTAACACCATTAAAAGATTCAGCATCCCAAATCAATTTAGATGGTCTACCAATAGTTCTATAAGTATGATCTTTAAGTAATTCTCTCTCCCTTTCTATTAATTCCATTTGAGGAAAGTAAGAACCTTTATTACTAATCCACATATCAGAAGGAACTAATGGATAGTTCATCTTCTCATTGTAAATAGCAGAAGGATCTTTCTTTTGCGATTCTTCTAATCTTCTTTCATAATAGTGCTCTAAAGCAGCCTCAATATCAGTATTACCATTCTCGTCCTTAAAATCTGAATCTGCTAAATAAGCAGGTAAGAATAAACCAATATGTCTTGCATGTTCATCATCTTCCCAAATATTCTCAAATGCTAAGAAATTATAGTCTTGAGGATTATTAAATACTTGCTTGGATTGTTGAACCAAATCAATATTACCAGAAGTACCTAATGCTACCTGTACACCATACTGCTCACCATCATTACTAACAGTAGGAATATTACTAAATAATGCTTCCTTAAAGTTAGGCATTAAACCTACTTCCTCATATACAGAAAGATTAACACGGCCACCCGCACCTGCTTGAGCACCATCCTGTTTCTTATCAGAATAGTTAACATGAAACAATGCTGTTTTAGTACCTCTAGGTTTCCATCCTGCTTTAGTTTCTACCTTATAAGTATATCTATAAGGATTTTTCTTATTACCCGGTTTTACATCACCTTCCCAATTTCTAGAAAATGGATTGGGTAAATATTCATCATCCTCTGGATCTCCCCACACACCTAAATCTTTCTCTGTAGATAAAAATCCTAACCCATCAACAACCTTAGTAATTAATTCAGAACTCTTATCTGTAATAGCAGCACCAATAGATACTTTAGCCGTAGGTGGATTTAAGAAAGTCTCTTTATCAAATCTCTTAATACCATCAAAGGTCATTACTTGTGCAGTAATTCCTGCTATAGAATAACTCTTGCCACCACCACGACTACCAAATAGGATTAAGTTCTGTGCAGGATTCCAATATAATGGATAACCTAAATCACCATCATGTAATCTTCTAATTAAATCTCTTGGTCTAACATACTTCTTTCTAGTACCATCAGATGAGTGCATATCATTAAACCTTTGTCTCTCAACAGGTTTACCTGACTTTTCTAATTTCTTATATAATGTAGGACTATTTAATGCTCTATCAGAAGAATATTTATCATCATTCTTAAATCCTGAAAAACCCTGACATTCTAAATAACTATAGTGAATATGCCAATCTAAATCTCTAACAAAAGGCTTAGTAAACTTTCTAATCTTTTCTTGCTCTATCTCAATCTTAAAGAAATTACCATAGAAAAAGAGGGTAGGTGGCATAAACCTCCAACCCCCATTATCAAAAGCCCAAAAGCCTTCTATACACCATTTATTATATTGCTTCCATAAAGTTAGATACTTAGGATTATCAGGATGAATTCTAGGAATATCTACTAAAAAAGATTTAAGATTTTCAATTCTAATTAAATCTTTTTTAAGAATATCTATATTTGTTATCATTCTAATAATTCTTTATGTACTTGTTCAACTAAATAATCTAAATAATAAGCAAATGATTCTGATGTTTCATCACAGTGAATTGTACCAATTTTATTCATTACAAACTCTACACAGTGAAACATCTCATGTGCTATTAATCCTGATCTTAATCCTTTAAAGTGTAAAGCAATTCCACTATAAGTAGTTCTACAAGTTCTAGCATTATAACTTCCTGTAAAAAACTTTTTAATACTATCCTTATCTCTTTTATCTAAAGTCTTTTTAAAGAACTTATGTGCTTTACTTTCTTCACCATAAAATATATGAATAGGAACAGGATAAATAGTTGCAGGAATTGTAAACCCTTTATTCATTATACTTCCTTTTGTAAGGACATTAATTCATTAAGTAAAATAGTTAATCTTGCATCATCAGTGCAATTACTAATATCTATACTCGTAATATATTCTGTACCAACCAATACAGGTTCACGTACTATAACTCCAATACTAATCAGTTCTTGGAGAA